CGTGTGTAAATTTTAATATATATCCCTGCTGATCAGCCCAGGCAGCAATGGATTTTTCTTTATGAACTCCACTATATATTTTCCTGTTGTCTCTCTTGACCAGTCCCATTTTATACCTGCTTTCCTGTGACGGGCGATTGGTCCCCGAACATAACACCCATTCTTTCTAGTTCTCTCCTGAAAACGACCACTTCTCGATTCGATACAGCTTTAATAAGTTGTTCCAGGAGCCCATTCTGTTTTGTCGTGGCCTTATTGAGTTCGTCCATTCCGATTCCCCTGCGACCTTCCTCGTTCAGCGGAATTATGGCTTCTTTCGTTTGGTGTTCGCCAACCTTAGCAATGTTTGTTGGTCCCACGGGTACTGTTGTTGGCTTCATTACTTGCTTTGGTGTGGTATACTGTTTCCCACCAAGGCTTGCATATGCGCCGTGTTGCATGCCTCCAATCATGGTGCCCCCCACAGCGCCTGCGCCGAGTCCGACACCCGCAGCAATTGCCGTACCTGCTGTCCAACCTGCGGCTGTGCCCGCTCCTGGAAACAACATGGTTCCAATGACCGCTCCAAGAATGCCGCCCAGCACCATCCCCACACCCATCCGTTTCTTTTTACTTTCCTCTTTTTCTTGTTCTATCATCTTCAGCGATGCCTGTACGCCCACAATGGCAGCGCCGACTCCGATGAGAACACCGGTGAGGCGTCCGAGGGGGCTCGCGCTGCCGAGGAATTGGCTCACCTTGCCTCCTGCGCCTCCAGCGGCACTTACCGTAGCCGTCCACATCGGCATCAGCGGGTTTGAACCCCGCAGCACCAGCGTCTTGAGCGCCAGCATTATCCCCGCCGTTGCTGCCAATCCAACACCAAGTTTGGCAAGTCCGCCGAGGGCTGCTATGGCCTTACCTGTCACAGAGTTGTCACCAAATGCTTCGTCTGCGGCATCTTTAAGGTCATTGATTCGCTGAAGTCCCCCGCTTAGTGCGCTTACGATCCCCTTGACTGCTTTTAGTGGACCCTGAAGAGACACTGCAAATTGCAGTGCCAAAATCTTCACTTCAGTCATAAGATCTCGACCCTCTGTCTGTAATTCTATCATTTTTTCTTCAGTAAGTCCTCGCTCATCCATGGCGGCTTGTAGTTTACTTGTTTGTTCTTCTTGAAGTAAGATCCGTCGTGTTTCTTCAACGGACATCCCCATTGCATTAGCAACCGCTCTTTGTTGATAATAATCAAGCTCTTCAAAATCACCAACAGATTGCTCAATAGCGTCTGCAAATAATTGCATTCTCTTAGCTGGATCTGTTTCCTCAAGAATCTGCATTGTGTCAACGAGGGGGGCTCCTCCCATTTGGCCGAGGACTGCGTTTAGATTACCGGCTGCTTGGGCAGCAGTCTCAAATGTATCAAATCGTTCAGCAAATGATACAATCTCAGACATCCCCATGCCCGTTCGTTTAGATGCGGCATAAAGGTTTTCAAGAGTCCCTTCAAGGTTGCGACTGTGGATTGCCAGCTTGGGCATCACCTCGGCGGTTTCCTCCAGAACTTTATTGAGATCGTCGCCAAAAGCACTTGCGGTACCCATGACAGATTTTTGAAGCCTACTAGCCTCTGGAATGGTTAGCTTGGTTGTTCTTGTGACATTTTGTAAAAACTTGGTTGTAGTGGCAGCAGCGACACCGAATGTCTCAAATTCAGCAACATTTGCAGTAAGAGCTTTTTGAGCATCTTCTGACATCATTAAGAATTCTGTAAACCCGCTATGCAAAGCTGCTGTTGCTGCCCCTGCTTCGGCGGCGCTGACACCCAGATGCCGGTTTTGATATTCGGCTGCTTTTATTACATCCTTATATTTTGAGCCGGTGCCTGATGCTTTGGCAAATGCTGTGGTGGCATTATCAACGCTCAGAGTTAATGCAACTGATGCTTCTGCAAACTTTTTAAAAACGGAAATTCCGATATTCGTAGGAGTGAGGATGTCGCTAATTTTTCCTCCCAACGTCTCCATCGCAGCCTGGAGTCCTTCAGCACCGAAAGCCATTCGAGCAAATCCGGCAGTGAGTCCAGTTGAAGTTTCTGTAACACCGGTTAATGTTTGAATTAATGTGATGACGCCTTGTTCAAGAGCTTGCGAGCTAGATGCTGCTTCCCGTAACTCTCGGGTGATATCTTTAAGCCCCGTGGCAGCGGCTGCCCAGTCCACGTCGGTGCCCAACGCCTTTGCCGTATTTAATAGGTTTCGCAGGGCGTGGGCTTTCTCGGGTGCGTCTTCTGCGAGCCTATTTATTGCCTCTTCAATATCCGCTGTTATTTTAACTGGGTCTGGAGTGTCAGGCATGGTTTATGATATCCTATTTAAATGGCCAAATAATTCCGGTTTCTTTTTCAAAGCTTTTTATTGCTTTATCCAGAGATGTTTTATTTTTTAATACTTTTGGATCATTTAGTCCATATTTGTTCATTGCTCTGAGGTATTTGGCTTCTCCCCCGAGAGCTTTTTCAAAAGCTTTAATTTGTGAAGGCGAGCCTATAACATTAACAGGAACAAGAGCAGGGCTCCGAGCACCGAACATTCCACCTAGAATTGTTTGAATTGCGCCGCCGAACATGGCAAGCCAACTTTCATTAATTGCATTACCAATTGTCAAATCAATTTTAATTGGTACTAAATCACCGTTATTTTTCATAGGAAGCTTTCCTTATATTGCTGCTTCTTTAATTAGTCTCATAAACAAAGAAAATTGGGCGTTAACCCAATTTTCTCGTAGTTTAAAGCTTAGTGGCGATTTTTTGCCCTTCGATTCGCCTTGTCAACTTGTTCGTTTTGTTCTTCGAAATGTTGTGATAATCTTTTTACAAACCAGTTTCTTAAACCAATTGGTAAATTGTATGCTTCTACAAAGCTCCAATTTCCATGCTGCTTCAAATAAAAGAAATGCTCATAGACCATTTCCATATAATTATTATCCAGGCCAAAAAAAGTCCGCTGTAAGCGGCACCTCCATGTCGGACTCGTAGCCGCAGTTATCGCAGGAATATAGCTGTGTCATATCAACATTTGGAGTGGCACCGATAACACAAGCGCGGAGGAACCGCGAATCAAGGGCTGGCATGTTATCGATAAAATCACTTATCTCGCTACCGTTAGTTACGTCGTTGACTGAAATAAGCAGTCTCTTTAATAACTCGGTTGCACCGGAATCCGGTATATTTAATTTTACTTTTTTGTTAGCAGCTTCGGTAAGATATTTTTCATCGTTACCTGTTAATAATCTAAATTCGACTTCATATTGTGTTTTAGGCAATGTTGTTACAAATGTTCCATTTGGTGACGCCTGAACCTCATCAATATCCTCAGACACTACGGTGCCCGGATTAAGTCTCACATCAGTAAGATCAAAATTGTGTTCTGTCGCTGTATTGCAACCTGGACAAGTAACTTTAGTTTGATAATCAGCACCATATCCAGAAATTCTTGCTGCGAGAATTAGTGCGCTCTTGTCTCCCACAAGCAAATCATCGACTTTAATATCGGGATTAAGCAAGAGATTTTCTAATAGTCGGTCAATTGCCAAACCTTTGCGTAAAAGAGTCTGTGAAGTAAGAATATCTTCATCTCTCGCAGTCATATATCGTATTTCAACGGTATCTTGTTTATATAGTGGATGTCCAGGGGGATAATATTTCCCTCCAGATGGAAGTTCCACAAACTCCGTAGGAGTTACATATGAGAGCGTCCCTGGTGTTGGTGCCGATGTCGGCTCAACAGGGGGTGTGCTCTCCGAAGCAGCTTCTGGCGCTTGCTTGGCACCAGTGCGTGCTTGGTTATTTCTAGCCATTTACACCTCTGTATTATTGTATTTTGTATCTATAGTATAGAATATATATTACGTTTTTTAAAATTAAATTATCGTAATTTCTTGCCTTTACCGGCGAATTTGGTATACTTCGCCCAATCATATCGTAATGTTAGGCTTATCTCAACCATTTCATCTGAATCATAAGAATGAGAGCCAAAGTTGACCTCTGTAATGAACGCATTAATTAAAGCCCATTCTCCAATCATCCTTGTTTCGTTCTCACCGCTTGTTCCAAGCTCATAGATCTTAACATCGCCCAGTGAGTTAACGGCAGATTCCTTAGTAATTGTCGTGGAGACTGCCTCGGAAAAATCTCTGGGCTGTTGAATTCCGATATCCGACAGGTATTGATAAAGAAGCTCAGTTGAGCCGGGAGTTATAGCATCAACCAAAGTCATTCCAACTGTATTCCAGTTCATTCTGCCAGGATAATAAAAAGTGTGATTAAAGAATCGATGTTCTTGTTCGCCAATTGTATAGCTTGGGCGATCAGCGGTTTTAGCCGCGAATCTTAGTTCAGCACCCGTGATTCCGGGCTGCAAACTTATAATAAATCTAAACTGGCGTTTTGGCTCTAAGTCTTTTGATGACCAAAAATTCGATGACATTTACTTGTTTCTCCTGTTCCTATAATAGATAGTTCTGTTGTTATTAATCTTCAAAGCTTGCACCTGTATTTGTGATAACGAAGTCAAGAGCGATGAACTCGATGGCACGGGCAGGCTTCAAGAAAATCTTGGCATACAAGATATTTCTGTCAATCATCTCAGGGGTTGTCGTGGTTTCATCAAGCACAACCTTGAAATCTGTGAGTCCAAGGCGGGCTTGGACGCTTCGCAAGAAGGGGTTAACCTTATTCAAGAATCGATCCCAAGTTGCTTGTACATTTTGATCAAACAAGATTGTAGCCGCCATTCTTGAAATCTCTTTCTTGACATAGATCATCAAGCGGCGCACGTTGATTCTATCAAGCGCCGAAGGCGTTACCTGCAATGTCTTCTGCCCGAAGATTACGATGCCCTCTGCGGGGAATGTAGCAATCGGATTAATATTTGCCTCATAAAGATCGTCACGATTCTTAGAGGTTAGTCTTTCGCGAGTTTGAATTACTGGAAGTCCAGCAGATCCTTCGGTTAGCCCTCCTCTGGTAAAGCCAGCAGGAGCAAACCAAAGTTCACTCTTTTTCTGAGCGCTGGAGTATGTTCCCAGGGCTACAATACTAGGTGGCACCCAAAGAAGGCTATTGGTTTGGCTATCGAGAATCTGTACCCATGGATAGTAGGCACATCCGTAGCTTGAGTTAATTCTTCTATTTCTTAAGTTTGTTACTGCGGTTGCCACAGAGCCAAGATTTGACGAAACAGAGTTTGTGTTCTCAGTCTCTGCATAGAATCCGGTTTTAAGATCGATAACTGCAAGAGAGTCACCACGAGATTCGCAAACTTCGACCATGTGAGCGGTAATAGGTTCATCCCAAATACCAGGAGCCGCCATTAAATTATATTCCGCAACTTCTGGATCGGCAACCGTGTCAATTGCTCTTATAAGAGTATAATACCCGGAATTTGTAGTGTCTGTCCCATCTGCGAGATCGGTATTATTAAAGTGTTCCTTTTTCCTGACATTTAAGCCATTAAACCCTCCGTTTAGAGGTACAGTAAAACGGTTGTAGCCTTCATCCAGAATTTCCTGATATGTTCCGCTCAAGGCTGTGTAAGATTTACCAGCTAAGCGCGAACCAGATACCCAGACCGCAACACCTGCGCCACCACCGTCAACGCCACCAGCGCCCAGGCTTCCAACAGAGGAACTAAGATCGTCAAGAGAGAATAAGTATGAATATTCAGTAGCTGCCGCCTTGCTAAAAGAATCTCCATCGGCAGGCATGGGATAAAGCATATCTCCATAACTTTGCTCGAATCTGTTATTCGAGGCTTGTGTAGAGTCTATTCCAAAGTACGCATCTTTTGGATTTGGAGGGTTACCGGAAGAGGCACTTACTCGCAACGGAATTGCTGGGAAGTGGGCTTTAAGCGCACCGGATAGCGAATTACCGACTCCAGCGTTGGCGGTTCCTGTAGTGTTCATAAATGCGGAGTTGGCACTGGCATATACACCCCCAATCGTTGACCGTGGAATTTTAGTGGCACCGAATACCCAATTGTTTTGTCCAGAGGCATCAGGGTTAACAACGACTTCAGTACCTAGGAGTGCTTCGGAAGCGCCGCTGATGTAGTTCCACGTCGCTGGGCGTAGTGGACCATAAGATCCGAATGGCAGATATCGTGCGTCGGTAACACCGGCATCGACATCAGCATTTACTTCAACACGAACATATTTTGATGCATTTAGGTAATTGCCATATAGCCTATGTCGTCTTTCAGTGTCGTCCCATGAAACATACTGATCTCCAATTACTCTTGCAATATAGCGAGATGAATTTGGGTTAAGATTTACAGCGCTAAATCTTTCTATAACTATAGGCGCATTATCATTATCTCTGGCATCTCTAAGCTCTACACTAAAGGAGCCGTAAGGGTCGAAGTCGTTTGAGGCAACTTTAATATCCGAAATGGATATCTTAATCTTTTTCATTTCATCTTCGCCAGCATCAAGTGTGTGAAACTTAAACAACTGCTTCACACGATTGGTGTCTGTAATTTCATAAGATGAATAAGATGATTGAAGATCCTGTGAAATAATCCATGGTGTTTGGGCAGCCTGAAAGCCCATTCGGAAGTTCGAGCCATAGACGCTGCCACTAGCAATACCGAGAATGACTCCCCAGGATTGTCCAGCAGAAGTCCCAGTGACAAATTGTGTGAGGTGTCGCTCATAGCTGCCCCCGAGCCAATACGTCTTTCGCTCCATGGTTCTTGTAATTGCATTAGTTGTTAACGTAGGATTGGTATTAAATACTTTTCTAATATATCTTGCAGATGAGGGAGTAAAGTTAAAAGCTGTTTGCTCTTTAATTGATCCGGTATCATCGTAAATTATTGCATAGTATTCATTAGCAACTGCGCCCTGGTATGGACCTTCTGCCCCATCGGTATTTGTTGTTAGGGCTCTAATCATTGTTGCGCTACCAGTACCAGTAGTGCCGTCGTCGCCAGCGCCGGTTCCGTCTCTAAATGTCCCCGAAAGCACCATAGAGCCTTCGTTTAAATACCAGACTGCGGCGAGGGCACCTGTCATAATTTGCCCAGCGGCAGTGGGTGCCGATTGAGACGGGAAAACCCATAATCCGAACGCGCCGCCGTTGCTAGGCTCCGACGTGTTGATCGTAGCGTCGGTATCCCAACCTGCTTTTCCGCCATTAGTGTTGGCATTTGTGCTTTGGGCACCAAGGAGGCGAACCATTGTCACTGCGTTGCTGTTTCTTAAATAAGCTTGGGCTGCATATGCCGCATATGTGGGAGCAAGATAGTTTCCATCACGCCAAATATCGCCGCCTCGTCCACCAGGAATCGGATTGCCGAAGATTTGCACAAATTCGGAAAACGAGTTAACCTTAATTGGGCGCATTGATGGACCGCGCTCTGTGCGTCCTATAATTACTGGCCCCATTTCTTCTGGAAGGGCGGGCATTTCCGAATTGTCTATCTCATTAATGAATATGCCGGGTGAAATAAACTTAAAAGATCTTTCTGCCATTATGAAGTGTCTCCTTGTACTGCCTCAAATAAATATAAAAATAAAGTTGTTGTATTCTTACTATCGTTAATAAATAGTTGATCAAAAGGCGAAAGCCCCAAATAAGTCAAAACTACTCTCGATAAAATGGTACATTTCCGCTGATGTGAGAGTGCTCTGGAATGTCTCCAAATACTACATGCTCACGGGGTAATTTGACTTCTACTACATTTTCACGTCTAATGATTTTTGGTCTTTCTTCGTTTTTGTCTCCACCAATAATATACCCTCTTACTCTAAAAGATACTTGTGTTTCGTAACCACGCGGATCTTCATTGAGCGCCGCCGCATTATTATTTAATTCATAGTTTGGTTCCAAAAAGACTTCAAACTGATGTCCATCTTTGTAGACATTGAAGAAGTTTGGGCCACCGGGGGAGGTCATAAAGGGAGTCAACACTTCATTGATTTGTTGTTGATATTCGGACTTAATCGTTAAAGTATACCCAGCTTCTACATAAATCGGAATTGGCATCGTAATTGTCTCATAAACAACTTTGGTATTTTTTCTTGGGAAATTATTCTGTCCGGTTCCAATTTTACCTACTATTAATCTCTTTGAATCGGCATTAGCAAAATTAGCTGTTTTGTCCTGTTTGATAACTCTGGCAACCGTAATCGTGCCACCTTTGTTATCTTGACGATTTGGAATAGATGCATAAAGTGCGCCTCGTTTAGTCACATCTTTTTCAACCGAGATTCTTTCAAGAGTCATAATAGGGTATATTAACCAACCATTGGCATCTCGAAGATCTTTATTATGTTTAATTTGATAAGCTCGCTCAGCGCCCACCCAGATACAAGGTATCTTTTTAAAACCTTTGTTTGTTGTACAAAATATATTTAGTTCATCATCAATATATTCAAACAAGGCGCGATCAATTGTCTCTAGCGTCGAGGGCATAAAGGAAATTTCTTGGAGGGGTGCCAAGTCTTGTTGTCGCGGATTATCAGGTGGCATCGAATAGTCCCTCTCTTGAATAGGAGCAAGTTGCTACAATTTCGAATTTATGATCAATCTGTCCAAATAACTGTCTTGCCCATGTAATGGTTGTTATTTCATAAAAATAGTCACCATATAATACAAAATCACCTTCTCTAACATATAAATCTTGATCCTCTATTAATCTTCTTTTATGAAAATAAATTGTAATCACATTTGATTTGTCAATTCCAACGTGCTCATCGGCTTTCGTTTCTGTGGCTTCGTAATTAACAAGCGCATATACTCTTATTGGAGGAAGAAACGATTTTTCTATAGCCTCACCATATAAATCATTGTAATTTGTGATACTCTGATCTATTGGATAATATACAACTTGTTGTCCAATGACTCGCTCAATAAGCTCATCGTTAACTTGCTTAACAAGATTTCTTTCCTTCTCTCCGAGAAATAAGGGGGGAGGTGGTTGCGCTGGTTGCGACCATTTATCATCAGCCATATATTACCTCCTATCCAACAAATACGCCTGCTGGTATATTTTGATTAACTGTATTGACGGCACCAGCGACGGCGGCGTCTTTCTCTGCCAATGCTTGATATGTTAGTTGATCAAGCGTCTCTTTTAGTTCTGTTCTTAAATTAGTTTGTTCTTCTCTGCCTTCGGTAATCAGTGCTGGACCGTTGAGGGTAACTGATTCGCCTGGAATTGGCACAGTAGCGAACTTAGAGCGAACATGACCTAAAGTTTCTTTTGCTAGTGAAAGCGCAAATCTACGAATCCATTGTTTCCCAATCGAATTAATATTTTGGTAAGGAATGTTACCGAAGGGGATCGTATTCATGTTATTAATCCCATCAGCCAGAGAACCAGAAGATGTAGTCCAGGCATCTTCAACAATTCTAAAATTAAACCAAAAATAACTTGGAGTTACATCCCCCGGAGGTGGTGTAGGAAATATTCTTAAAATATTATTATTTAATTCAAAAGAGTAATGAGAATTTCTTGTGTATATTGAATCCTCAAACGCCATGGCTTGTGCTTTATTTTGCCAAACCGGAACTAACTGAAAAGTCGAATCATCTGCGTATTGTCCATAATTGGCTAAATTGCCAACAGTGTTTAAGCCGCCATAATATCCAAAAAACCTCCACATAGAAGCTGGAGTTCTGTAATATACTTTATCAACAATGATCTTGCTACCACTCGTAAAGCCAGCGTAAGGCACTGGATTGCTTGTAGCAGCGTCGAAATTATTTACACTTGCACTGTTTAAAATTTCTTGTAAATCATAATCCTGAACACTTGCGGTTGCTCTAAATGATGCCGAATATATCCTTGTAGCGCCGCCTGCTCGCGCATTAGTTGAAAATGCTTCTGCTACTTTTTGCGCGTATGCAAATGTAGACTTGGGATATTTAAGAGCAACATGGGTACCGCTAAGACTTGACGATAAAGTTCCAGCAAGTAAATCGCCATCACGATTAAAAGTCCCAGTGGTCATGCCCAAAACATCAGATAATATATTTTTTGCCTGATGCATGTTAACAATGTAAGAATATTCTAAAACTGCTTCTTCATATCCAGCATAAACGCTACCTGTGGTGATTTCAAGATCTAAGATATCTCCACCAAGTTTCTTAAATGTGTATGCAACTTGTTCAGCGGCTCCTGATAAAAACTCTACAGAGCCGGTAAACATCGCAAAGGGACATTCTGCTGCTACGCTTCCTGGCGAGCCAGTCGCGGGAAGTGTGATTGCGCTAACGGTGCTTTTGGGGGTAAGAGTGGGAATCGCCATTAAATATAAGTCTCCTCACCTTAAATAGTTGAGCAATAAAAGAAAACCCCCGCCATTTGAATGACGAGGGCAATCTTTTTACGCTATTGCTTATCTTCGTTTATCTTGTTCTATTAAACAAGGTCAACAACAACAACTAGTCCATACATGTCGGGACGAACCATCTTCTTACCGTAGCGCGTCATGACTCCCTTGCGGGGCACGAAGTCTTCGGTTCCGAAGATAGTAGGTGTGACTTGTAGTGGCACATATGGGGCGTATACATAGCCGCTTTCCAAGAAAGAGCCACCCTTGCGACCAACGAGAACGAGGTTGCGAGGGAAGTAGGGATCTACATAAACATCCCACTTCTTAGAAAGTGCTCCTGTCTTAACCGCACCAACGGTTCCCTTCTCAACATCACCAGTGACGTTTGCGCGGAATCCCGCAGTGAACTCAAGGACGTTTGCAACTTCCGGCGAAACGACGATGAAGTTTGCGCCACCTCTTAAGGTCTTGCGGTGAATCTGTGCAGAGACATCATTGATTGTCTCAACAAGAGTCTCATACCACTCGGACACAGTACCCGTGAAGTCGGGAGTTGCTGTTGCAGCACCAAGTTCTTGACCACCGGACTTTCCGGTTCTCTGAACGAACTTGCCAGCATGACGTGACCACCAGTATGTACCAGCAGTTGCGCCCTTGACAAGATCCTCAAGAATCTCGCGATCAATTTCTAGAGCAATTTGCTCGGAGAGAATTGAAGTTAGCTCAACTTCGGCGTCCAAGTTATGATAGGCATTAAGATCCTGTCCTAACTCGGGCGACCACTTGGCTTTGAGTTTCTTGGTCATCGCTGTGATGCTCACAGAGTCAACCTTGATGTCGATCTCGGGGATCAGACCCGCAGTTGCCCCAATTGAGTTGCTTGCTTGCTCAAGACCCCATAGAGGATCACCAATCACGGAACCAACAGCGTTACTAACGACAAAATCATCATCGATAGAATACGCGAAGGTCACCGTATTGTCTGAGCCTCCAACTCCATCCGAATAAGAAGCTGACAAGTTCGCAACCGTGCGCGTATCAGAATGGAAGAAAACCAACGCATGTGTTGGATCACCATCTGATG